CTTGTTTTGACGGACATAAACCTCCTCGGAACCAACAGGCTCTAATGAGTGACGTGATTCGCCTACGAACAACTGGATGAACTCCTTCATCACTAAAAGTGTGAAGGCGTCCGGTTCCATATCGCTACGAACCTTTGTCACTCTTGCATCCACGGAGCGCTGGTCGTTAGACTTGCACATATCGGGAGCAAAAGCACCGTCAAGAATCGGATTCATGAATCCTTTTACCGAGGGTTTAGCGTCGGGGTCGAAGTCGTAATACTTACTCACCAATTGGTAAGTATGTACGCGCTTGATGGTTGTTGAGACCGTCTCACCGCTCCAAGGTTTCTGCTTGGCGCGGAGATAGGCCCACAATGCGGCTGGTGAATTATCGTCACTGATATTAGCATGAGACTTGACCTGACTCATGGTAATATCAGTTGACTGCAACTTGGCAATCTGACGCAATTCGGTATCCACTGGGGCCGGCACGGTGCACGAGATGAACTCATTCACAATGCCCGTATGGACCTTCAGTCCATCTGCCTCATTCGTCGTAAGACGAGTAAAACCATCCTTAGCTATCTTCAACCGTGTTAACTCTCCGCCGTCCAACACCAAATTAGCAACCCAAGCTGGATCCCCCTGGTACTTGGCCATGGGGGTCAGTAAAATGAGCTGGTGATCGGCGTCCATCTGACGACGTTCCAACGAGAAACACGAGACTTCGATCGTTACACCAAACGCGTTCTTGCGAACAATTTTAATGCTGTCTCCATCATAGTTCCAGACTTTGTGCTTATAAGAAGCACCGCCTGAGCCCACGTAGGTTACCTCATTATTTTCGTTAAATGTATACTTATACTCGCCAACCGTTCTTGCGACATTACTCGGCTGGAAAGTATAAATTAGCACGGGCCGGTAGTTCTCAGACAAAAACAATGGCATGTCGACATACTCATCAACATCCACCATTGCAACTAAGTCGTTGACTTCCGGTTCATACTTCACAGGGGAAACGTTGGTATCCTTAATCCAGTGTGTGGA